CACTTTCTCAATAATAGTTTCAGTATATTCGAAACATTGTTCAACAGTCTCAGCTGCTACATAAAGTAATTTGGTTGTATCTACTCCAATGGCTTCTAAGAATTCTCTACTTACGGCGTTTTCCGTGTCAATCAATACAGCGATACCACCTAACTTTTGTGTTTCGGCAAGTAAGTGTGCTGATACTAATGATTTACCACTTTGTTCCAATCCCGTAACTTCGGTAATTCTACCAACCGGCAAACCACCATAAGGTCTATTAGAGATTGCCACATCCAACATTGATGCTCCAGTTGAAATCCAACCATCTACGTTTGTAGGGGAGTCATTGTTGTCCAAAAAGAATGCTACCTTTTGGTCTTTTGATTGTTTGTTAAGGGACTCCGCTAGCACTTCTGCTAAGTCCACTTCCTTAGTTGCTTTCGCCATATTAACTTATTTATTTTATGAATTGAAAAGGTCATCAAAAGCTGCTGCCACATCATCAACTTTTTTAGCTGGAGCTGCGGGTGTTGCTGGTTTTGATGGAGTTGTATCGAATGGAGCTTCATCTTCATCCTTAGCCGTTGATGATAGGGTTTGAGCAGATGCCGATACCTCATCATCAGAAGTTCCAGATGGATTTAACCAACCTTCTAATACATTTTTCAATTCTGCATAAGTTAATTCTGAATAAAGTTCAGTAATTTCTTTTTGGGAATTTAGATACTTATCCGTTTCTTCTTTTGAAGTTGCCAATGGAGTTTCCTTTGGTTTAACACGAATAGTTGTTACAGGGTAAGAAGTACCACTGTCTTCAGCCGATACTACCTCAACAGTAATATCTCTACCTTCATTTGGGTCTGTAATATCACCATAATCAGGATCTGCCATATAACCAAGAATTTCTTGATATACAGTTTTTCCAAAGCCCCAGAATCTTACGCCTTCACCTTCTTCACCTCTTACCAATACAGGTACGAATGTTCTAAGTTTCGGCTCCATTTTCTTAGCAGCTTTCCAATCTTCTTTATCACCCATTCTTTTAAGTTTATCAGCAAACTCAACAATAGGGTCAGGTCTACCAAAACTCATCGGAGATAAGTAAGATTTGTTGTTAATGTTGTAGTGAAAATAAAGTTCAATAAAAGGATTTTCTTTATTGAATTTGTACGGCACCAATCGGATTGTGTGTTTGCCTGGTGCTGGCTTCCAAAGTTCTACAGTTGTTCTTTGGGTGTTTTGCAGTTTGTTAAGTCTGCTCTTAATTGCGTCTAAGTTAATAGCCATGTCTTTTAAGTTTTAAGAGTTTAAGTTTTATGGTTTTATTTTGGTGTCTTTCCTACACCTCCGTTACATTAATAAATATAATAGAAATACAAATATACGACAAATTTCTCATAATTCCAAATGTTTTTTGAGGTATATTTTTTAGAGCTATTACCATTTATATATGATTGTGGATATACACAAATATACGAAAAATAGTCGAGTATACCAAATAAAAAAGGGAGAATTTTTAGTTTCTCCCTTTTGTTTATCGTTTAGATGCGTAAATTGTTGTAGATTTTGTTTTAGTGAAATCATGTGGTCTAAAAACTTCAAATCTAGTACCATCTTTAAAAATTATGTTTCCACCAGATGGACTTGTTCTAGTATAAACACCAGTATCACCACCATCTAATCTTTTTTTAAGTTCAACTGCATCTTTATCAGGATATCCACTACCATCTGAAACTCTTAGGTTTGGTAAAATAGATTTAGATATCATTGCTACATCCACTTGCTTATCTACCTTTATATCGGTTATAGATTTATCCTTCTTTGGTAGCATTGATGTTAATTTTGTTGAATTTTTAGAACCAACCTTTGTTACAGGTATAGGTCCATCTTCAACGTGATGGAATTGATATTGAGAACCATCATTAAAAACAACAGTTCCTTCAGTTTCATCAGTCTGAACATATACACCATCATCTCCCTTATCTAATCTTGCTTTTAATTCTTTACCATCCTTATCGCTAGTATCTATACTATCTTTCATATCATCAACAACATGCTTCAATTCCCAAGATTGACCGAATTCTTTATTTGCTGTTTTCAATAAACCATTAACAATTGATTTAACATCAACTTTTGGAGCTGCTGAAGTATTTGAATACTTTGCGATTATATCTTTAGCGTATTTGTTACCAGGATTACCACTAACGGCTGTCATAAAATCCATTGGCTTTAGCTTTTTAGATTTTAATGCATCTGATACTTTTGAAAGGTTCACACCATTCTCATCCGCCCAACCAGCTACTGCAGTTGCTCTTAAACCAGTACTTGCTGCTATTGATTTAACAGTTTCCATACCATCCGATTTAGGTTCACCCCCTCTATCTTTTGCATAATCTCCACCAAACATATCATTTGGTTTTGTATCTACTTTGGATTGTCCACCTTTATCAGCTTTAGGGTCTTCGTGAGTTCCAGCCTTTAATGCTGAATCGTATGAATCCTTTGATTTGAAATGTACTAACTTTCCAGTTTCTTTACTTCTTGCCTTAAAATCTTCAGCTTCAGTTATTAGTGTTTTTAAACTTATATTTGCCATTGTGTGTTATTATATTCTATAAATATACGAAATGTTTTTTAATTAACCAAATCTTACGCTAATAAATGATAGTATTCTTTGAAATGTTTAATTCTGTCAGCCAATCCGATAGTTCCACCATTTACTCTTTTAGTAATAGATGTTACCACAGTATCACCTGCTCCACCATCTGCCAATTTGTTTAATCCGTTCTTAGACCAGAACCAAGCTGCTGATAATAAAGCGTATTGTGATGATACCTTATCAGGGTTTGATGCGATATCTTCACCAATTGCTTTACCAAATTGTGTGTAGTTATCTCTACCTGTTAATTGAATATATCCTCTACCTCTGAATTTGTAGCCATCGCCACTTGCTTCCGAACCATTTGCCATACGATTTGCATATACTTTGTTTGCAATCTTTTGTGGGTTTCTAGCATAAGGTGCTGCTGCCGCTTCAGTTGGGAAATATTTCTTAAAGATACCAGCCAATCCTTTAGCTGAATAGTTTAAGTTTTCCTGTGTTACTCTGAATCCACCACTCTCATGCCCACATTGTGCTAAGAAGTGTGCCAATCTTAATGGAGTATTAATTTGGAATTTAGCTGCCGTATCAGGAATCATTTGAATAACTGCATCAGGAATATGTCCTCTTAATTTATCCAACTTCAATCCACCTACATTTACCACAGGTTGAATTGGTGCTGCTGGAACTGGGGTTGATTCTCCCATAATCTTTGCCCAAGTTGCCGGTCCTACTATACCATCAGCAACTAAACCATTAGCCGCTTGCCAAGCCTTTACAGCTGCTTCGGTTTTAGGACCAAAATTAGTTACAGCCGGTTCAATACCCAGCTTTTGTTGCATTAACTTAACGTTTTCGTTATTATCGCCTTTTTTAAGTATCATAATATTAATATTTTTTAATTTCTTTATACATTATAACTTCTTTTGGTTTCATAACTATTTCGTTCCATAAGGATGTTTTATTTTCTTTACAATCCTCCACATTTCTGCAAAGATTATTTTCATTTCCAGGGTATGATAATCGGAACATATTAACTGCTTTATTACCTTTATCAGTTGCGAATGTTTTTGCATCTGATTTAAAAGCTGCTACCAATGTTCCATTTAATTTTACTAATATATTACTTTCTTTTCTGAAAAATTCTTTAGCTTGTGTTGTAAATGTTGATACTGAAAATCCGTATCCATTCTTTACACTATCTATTAAGTTAATCAATCCCTCTTTGGATGTCCAATGTAATGCTGTCACTTCCTCATCGGCCGTTCCGTATGTGTCTAATGTAAATTGCTTATCTAAAAGTAAGTATGGTTCAATTGCTCCTCTTGAATAAAAGAAAGCAATTCTATCATTATCTATATTAACTATATAATCATTGTAATCTTTCTTTAATGACCAAACTTTATGGTTTACAAAATCTTCAATGAAATCCAATACCTTCTTTCTTGTCAAATCAGGAAATTGGTCAGTTTCAATATATAATTGATATGAAAAGTATTTGTTAATTAAATCTATTAATTGAGGACTGTAATCGATAGTACCTCCCCTAACATCAAATCCGTTTTTTTGTAGAGCTAGAAATTCGTTACAAATGGTTTCCCATTCTGCGATTGTGTGAAATGAACTTTCTGGTTTGAAATATCCTCTAACTGCATACATAGTAATTATAAATATTACTTCTGTTTATTTTCCCAAACTCCGTTTTTTAATTCAAAAAACTCATTATGATTTCTATCAATAAAACTCCAATATGCACTCTCCAATTCAAACCAATCATCAATATGTTCTAATACCTGAATTGGTGTGAATTCTGAACAACTATACAAATCAAATTGAAACATAGCTGGATTTTGGTTATCCCAAACATGGATACTAGCATGCGATGTTGCTAGGGTTACCGTACCAGTTATTCCTTCATTTCCCGGTTCATTTACATAAACCGATGTAGGTCCTGCTACCACTTTCATTCCTACATTTGTAACTAATTGTCTAAACCATTCGTTTAATACGTTTTCGGTTTGTGGTGGTGTTTTTAT